TTCGTCGTCGCCATCGCCCTGCACCTCGAGCGCCACGCCCGACGCCCACGCATCCGAGCTTGCCGCAAGCGCCGGGACAACGACGACCTGCGCCGCCATCTGCACTGGCCCGCCGTCGGCGCCCGTGATTTGTGTGCGACTGGTCGGCCCGAAGATCGTTGGCTCCAGCCGCTCAAGTAGCCACGCCTGCCGCTTCCAGTCGCCTTCGCCAGAATCGATGGCTTGCAGCCGCATCGCGATGTGGGTCGCTCGAGCATCGCCTAGCGCGCGCGCGAACGTGGCGAAAGGTTCCTCACCCTCCGCGCCGCGCTTCTCCCAATCGTTGACCTGGCTGTAGTCGACGCCGGCCAACGCCGCGGCGTACTTTTTTGGCATCCCGCGGGCCACCTCTGCACAAATGCGCTCGGTCACATCTGGTGTGCACTTGGTCGGCCTGCCGATCTTGGTTCCTTCTGCCATCATCACTCCTGAGGCATCAGGTTAGGCCAAGACCGGCAGACCGCCAGTCATCTTAGCCGAACCACTGCACGCACAGCGTGTCCAGCCGCAGCGTCGCGCCCGCGCCAGCCGCAAAGTCCACCAGAATGGTGATGTCCTTGTCGGCCGTGGTGTCGAGGCTCGCCTGATTCTGAGCGACGTACTTGTTGCTCGCCGTGCCCACGCCGTCGTGGCCGATGCTCACGCGATAGCGGCTGTTGAACTTGCCGGCCGCGCCGACCGCGTTGAAAACCAAGTCGGCGTCAATCACAAATCCGTCGCCAGCCGTCGCCGACGACACCGCCGCAGTCTGCACACCCACCACAGTCGCGCCGATCTTCAGCGTGACCTGCACGTTGACCGCCGCGTTGGCGCTCAGGTCGCCCGAGGCCGCAATCCGCAGCCAGCTATTGGCCTTCAGCTTGTTGGCCGGCACGGTATACTTGGTCGCGAACGCCTGCGAGACGGCTCCGACCGCGCTAGCCACCGTGTCTGCAGTCGGGGCCTGCGCCGAGGCCACGCTGATCGTGTTCTCGTACGCCATGATCCAGCGGCCGGTGCCAGCCGTGGGCGCCACGATTTGCGGCAGGCTTTCCGTGGCCGCGCTGGCCGCGTCGAACACATAGATCGAGTCGTTGCCAGCGGTGCCGGGGAAGCCGTTGTCCTGGCACACGCGGCTCTGGCCTGACTTGCGGTCAGCAGCGGCGATCGCCTTCAAGTCGGTCAGGTTGGCCACCGGAGCGCCCCAATTCGGAGTCGCGCCCACGGCCGAGATGATCGCGTTGAGCTTGGTCGCCACGGCCTGCGAGGCGGCGTTCGAGTAGTTGAAACCGGAGAGCCGCGACAGCTCGGCCGCGGTGAAAGTGGAAAGCGCCATCGTGACTCCTTGCGCCGCAGGGTCGTTGTTTGTTGCGGCCAGCACAGCCTACCGCGCCGACACCGAAGCCGTCAACGGCAAGCTGCGTGGGACGCGTGGGACACGACTAGGGACACGACTAGGGACACGAATTTCCGACCAGTCCCTAACGATGCCGAGGCCTTGGATAGCCGTGGGACACTTGGGACGCGGTTTGCATCTTTTTTCCTATACAGCACCCAAATTGCCTTTTGACGAATTACAGATCCCTAATTGGTACTTTACTAGGAAAAACGTGTCCCATCTGTCCCAAACATAACAATGACGCAAGGTTAGATGGCCGTTTTTGGCAAATTCGCGTCCCAAACGCGTCCCAAACGTGTCCCAAATGGGACAAAACGCGTCCCAACCATGCCCTATTGACACCGATGTGCGGGTGTTCTACGGTGTCATCACGCCGCAACCGCCCCCGCAACGGGCACCACGGCGAGGAGACAGCCGATGTCCTTGCACTCACCGCCCACGTCATCAGCATGGCCCGCCGCAGCGTCTCTGTCTCCGCTGCGATCGGGGTTGCGCCTGCTGGTGGCGTGGGCAGTGCGTGGGAGGCTCCATGCGTCCTGATCTTGCTCAAGCCGCAACCTTCGTCCGTCTGCTCACCGGCTCGTCGCTTGAGTCGATGAGCTGGCAAGTGTTTGACGACTCGCCGACACGACGCGATGCCACGATGGCGTCCGTTCTGCACGGCACGCTACCCAACGTCTCGCACCGCCTCGGCACGGCCAACGGATCAGGTGCTGGCGTGTTCGTCACAGTGAACCAGACCGACCTGCGCGGCCGCAAAGCCGCCAACATCCGGCGCGTGCGTGCGCTCTGGATCGACACGGACGGCTTCATCCCGGCGGCCTTTCATTTTACGCCGTCGATGGTGGTCCGCAGCTTCGCCGGCGTGCACGCGTACTGGTTGCTGGCCGACGAGCTGCCGCTGCACGCCTTTCGCGACGCGCAGAAGCGGTTGATCCTGCACTACCAAAGCGACCCGAAGATCCACAACCTCGACCGCGTGATGCGCGTGCCCGGCTTCTGGCACCTCAAAGGCGAGCCGTTCGCCGTACACCTGGTCGACGACAACGGACGGCGCTACGCCGCGGCCGACATCGTGCGCCACCTGCCCGAGCTGCCGCTGCGGCAGGCACCTAAGCCGCGCTCGCTGGCGGGCATCGACTGGTCCGCGCTGGACGTGATCTGCATCTTTCGCGAGGCCGGATTCTCTCCGCGCGATCTGGGCGGCGGCAAGTATGCCGTGATCTGCCCGTGGACCGGCGAGCACACGCATCCAGATTGGGACGGCGCGACGACCTCCACCGTCGTTTGGGAGCGCGGCCCGACCTCGCCCGCCACGTTTCACTGCTCACACGCCCACTGCGACGGCCGGCGCCTGAGCGACGCGCTTTCTGCGATCGGCTATAGACCTTCGCGTGAGGATGTGATCAAGTCGCGCGCCGCGGCTGGCCTCGCTCTGTACCACCAGACGCTTGCCGAGCTGGGAGGTGCGCGATGATTCGACCGCTGACCGATGTCGGCAACGCCGAGCGATTCGCCCACCTGTTCGCCTCGCGTTTCCGGTACATCCCCAGCCGCGACCAATGGCGGCATTGGGACGGCAAGGTCTGGACGGTCGACGCGCTTGAGCAGCGACACCTATCGGCGCGCCTGGTCGCTCGCAGCATCGCTCAGGAGGCCGCCGATGCGCCGAGCGCCGCCGCGGTCGATGCGATTATGAAATGGGCGCAACAGTCTGAATCCTTGACGAAGCAGCGCGCCATGATCTCGCTCGCGCAGGCCGACCGCACGATCGCCTGCACCTACGATCGCTTTGATGCCGATCCAAACGTGCTCAACACTCAGACCGGCATCGTCGACTTGCGCACGGCGACGGTGACTCCGCACACGCCCGACGCCTACTGCTCGCGCATCACGCGCGCCGGATTCGATCGCGGCGCCTCGTGCGACACCTGGCTCGGTTTGGTTCGCTGGGCGATGTGCGAGGACGAGGAGCTGATCGCGTGGTTTCAGCGCGCCGTCGGCGCCTCTCTGTTCGGTCACCAGCAGGAGCAGGTCTTCCTATTCGCCTTCGGTGGTGGCGGCAACGGCAAAGGCTCGATCTTCAACGCCTTGCGCCGCATCCTTGGCGACTACGCCTGCATCCTGCCCGGCTCGTTTTTTGAGGCCAAGCACAACCAGCCGCACACGACCGACATCGCCGACCTATTCGGCGCCCGCTTTGCCGTCGGCTCCGAAGTCTCGCCCAGCTCGACGCTCGACGAGGCTAAGGTCAAGGAGCTGACCGGCGGCGACGCCGTGAAGGCCCGGCGCCTGTACCAAGACAACGAGGAGTGCGAGCCGACGTGGACTCTATGGTTGCAAGGTAATAGCAAGCCTCGCATCCGTGGCACCGACCGCGGCATCTGGCGGCGTATGCGGCTGATTCCATTCCTCGCCACCATCGAGGAGCACCAGATCGATCGCGATCTGCCGAGCAAGCTGATGGCCGAATCAGACGGCATCCTGACGTGGGCCGTCGATGGCGCCGCGATGTGGTACGCAGAAAAGTTGGGCATGTGCCGGGCGGTCGAGACCGCGTCGCTTGAGTACCGCGAGGCCGAAGACATCCTCGGCCAATTCCTCGAGGACTGTTGCATCGTCAACCCGATCAGCGCGGCTACCACGAGCAAAGCCGAATTTCGCGTCGCCTTTGAGACCTGGTGCACCGAGAATGGCGCGCCGATGATGTCGACCAAGGCCATCGCCGACCGGCTTGGCAAGGCTGGCATCCGCGAGGCGAAGTCTGGATCGACTCGGTTGTGGCGCGGCGTCGAGCTGGTCGGTCGCGCACGCCCT